TATTTTAGCCATACTCTTTCCACCCTTATACATTATGATTAAATACTTGTATTTCGATTTGTTCATCTAAGCACTCCCTTAGTTATTGAGATATCCAAAATTTTCACTAGCTATTACGCCCATCTTAAAACCTCCTAATTAACCTAGTTGTTCTTAATCTGCTCCTGCTCCCTCATGTGGTCCGAACAGATGGTCCTTCATAACTATATCGCTATAGAATTTAGGGCCGTTTCCGCCTTTAACATTTGGGTTATCCATGCCTTTATGAATCCAAGGCTTCATTACTTCTTCACCAGCATCTTTATCCATGAAAGTGTTAACAACTTTAAGGTTAGTTGCTGCTCCGATTCCACAAGTACCAGATGATACAGCTGAAAGCATAGTAGCTGTTGTATCTAAACCATCTGGTGCCATGTTTTTAGGAGTGATAAATATAACTTTATCAGCAGTTGTTGCTGTGTTAAGCAACGCTGAATCCATGGTAATGGTATCACTCGCACCACTAAGCAAGCAATACCTTGTTGCACCTGCGTTAGGGCCTGCACTAAAATGAATCCAATGGTTATCACTAGCATTGTCAGCAGCACCTGCTACAACACAGTTAGTGCCTGAAGCTGAAGTAATTGCAGTTTCTTGAGCTGTACTATATTCTGCTCTATAAACAGCAAATGGATTGATAATAGTTTTAACCATACAATGCTCTGCTGTAGTTGCACAAGTTGTATCAACGCTAGGTGAGCTGTCAGTATCTTTATCTTCTAAAGATATTCCAACTGCTGCAATAGCATGAACACCTGCTGCTGTTGAATTATAAGCAGTAACTAAACCACTAATTGAACTTGCTCCTGTACTAGCAGCTCCACCGCCATGCATTAATAATTCACCATAAGCGATTCCTGCTGCATCATATACTGGTTCATCTCTAATTATAGGTTCTGCTCCACATAAGTCGTATGCATATTTCATTTCTTAGCTCCTTTTAATGTCCTCCCTGCCAAAAACCTCTTTAGTCTCTGACCAAACTTACTCCTTCCAGAATAAGCCGCATACGGATTAATGTCATGGCGATTAGATATATCGTACTGATACTTCAACCCACACTTACGACATCTATACCTAAGTCTCATTGGGGTTACATACTCTATAAATCTATTCGCTTTACTCTGACAAAACGGGCAAGTTAGCTCACCCGAAAATGCGTATTTACTTTTTCCAGGCATAAAGATTCCCATTACGCCCCCTTTTGTGCTACTTGTCCTGCCATATAGTCTTCAAGACTCAAACCCATAGCTGCTGCAACATTCATCTGTTCTTGCGTTGGTGCGTTGGCTTTAGCTGCTGGTGCTGCTGGCGGTGTTCCAGGTAAACCTTGAACGCTCTCTCCAGCCTTAATCTTAGCAAGAAGGTCTGCTTGTGCTTGAGCATATATATCGTTAGGGTTTGTTTGTTGTCCTTTAACTATGTAATAAGCTAAATCAACAACACCTTCAGCTCCTCTTTGCGACATTGGCAATGCCCTGATATACTGTCTTACAGTCATCCTGTATCTATCGTAATCAGCATATTTAGAAGAAGCCAATAGTTCCTGCTGGTCAACTGCGACATCAATGTTGTCTTTCCACTGCATAGCAGAAACAATCTCTTGCTGTACAGCTTTCCGCGGGTCTTCTTCCCACAGCTTTTCCATGTCAGGGCCTTGTGGCTGTGCCGTTTGTTGCTGCTGCTGAGGTTGAACTTGTCTCTGAGGTACAGGTCTGCCGTTGACATCAAATAAAACGCTGTCTCCAGCTACTTGTCTCATCAATTCAAGCTCTGCCTGTAAGGCTTGCCTTTTGTTACGTTCCTCATGTAATGCTGCTAGAGGTACGCTCTTCTCATCCACATTCGTTGGGTCGCCTGGTTGTGGTTCAGACGGAGCACCTGGCTCTACTGGAGCTACAGGTGTTGGTTCTGGTTGACCTGGTAACGGCTGGTCAATGCCGACTGGAGGAGTGACGGTTCCTTCCACTGGTACGTTTACGTCATCTTTAGTCATGATAAATCTCCTTTTTCCCATTCACGGTATGGGATACCGAGGTTATACGGAATTGCGTGCTTGTTGCAACGCTTGCTGCTGTTGCACTTGTTCATAAGCCTGTTTAGCTCTCTTATAGAAAGCATCAAACTCAAGTTTATTGGCTTTGGTTCTAGCCTCTTCAATCTTGCCTTGTTCCATCGCTTCTTCCAGCTTTGGGAATATCTTGGCAAGTTGCATTATGTTCGTTATGTTTGACCCCATTGGTGGCTTTTGTCCGCCTCCACCTGGACCTCCTGGCCTGAGACCACCTGGCGGGGGACCTCCGAATCCTTGTCCCTGTGGTAATGGTTGTCCTTGTTGAAATGGCAATGGCATATTATTCCTCCCTTTCAGCTATGACTTCTGGTAAACTGATTATAAGCTTAAAAGCTTTGATTTTCTCTTGAGTTCTTAATACCTGCTCTGTGTCTGTCAGTGTTACAAGCCTATCTATGTCACCATTAACCATCTTCTGCAATTCCTTTTTAAATTCTCCCCATGCACTTGAATTACTTAACTCTATAGCAGTTTCTCTGTTCATTTACACTCCTGGTTGAGGGACTGATGCTTCTCTTGGGTTCTGCCCTGGAGGGCTTGCAGTCTGTGCTGCTTTATCTCCAAACATCTCAGCTTCCACCTCTTCTTGTGTTGCACCCTCAGCAATTCTCTGCTGAATCTTAAATTGGTCCTCCGGGGAAAGAGGACCGCCTGCTGTAACAGGTTTAGGGGGTGTTAACAAAAGGTTGACATCTTTAAAGCCCATAAGCTCTGCAATGCGTTTATTAATCTCGCGTCTATTAACCGTTGGGTCGTCTTTAGTCAACTCCTTAAACCTAAGCAGCTGCCCAACCTGTAAGTCTTTATTTAAAGTCTCTGATACTCCTGAAGGCATGAACTTAACCTTGCGTTGTATCATCTGGGCCGTAAGCTGTACTGGTACAGGCTTGCCCGTAGGAGACATTGTTTCTATCCATTCTGGTCTTGTCATAAACTGTTGTAAATCAGAGAGATACATCTCAGCAAGCAGTTGGATGAAGTCAATTTCCATCTTACGTAGGACAGGTCTAAACCTCATCCCCGCTGCTCCTTGCAATAGGTTCAGGCCCATTGCAGTGCGATGCTGCCCTGAATCAGCAGGCATCAGAGGATTGACGGCCCCAGTACTCTCACGGAAGTCCTGTTTGGCCAATTCCTCTTCTTTATAACTTGAAGAAGTAACATCTTCCATATCCATCCATTTAAGTGAGTTAACCGTGTCTGAAACTTTGTGCCAGTTTCCCGGTTTGCTAACAAGTAACTTACGGTTGTTAATCAACGGGTCATTACCGTTGTAACAGCCTTGCTTATTCAGAACTAAGTCAACATTGTCTAGGCGTTGGTTCACAAGCTTATTGATACGTTCTTGCGTTGGTAAGCCCGCTTTACCAATACCAACGCCATACCAGCAGGGCTTAGCATCCTCCATTAATTTTATACGCGTATACGGTGGATGCTGAAAGTTATGCGGGTTTGGTTTACCCCAAATCTTAACAGCTCTGTTTATAACAACAATCCAGTAAGGCTCTGCAGCTTTAGTGGATACAGCATGCTCATCCTTGTAGGACTCGTGCCAAGGGCCCCAATATTCTAAAATCTCGTACTCATCCTTCTTAGCAGCACCTTCCATCTTTTTCTTCCAGTTGTTCTTATCCTGTCCTGTTGAAGTCTGTGATTTCAAGGCTTCTGATACCCTGCTGAAGTCAAAGTTAGGATTACTGGTAAGCTGCTTAATATACTCAGCATCTACTAATCTACGCCTAATTATAGGTAGGCCATCCTTAATATCTAGCTTTGAGGGGTGTGGGAACATCTCAAAAAAATCAACGGGCTGAAAGTCAGGTCGTGAGGCAGTCTGTGTTTTTACAGTTTCATTCGTGTTCTTATCTAGGATATTCTTATACTCAACCTTCCATGACTCTTCACCATAGCCTGTACCAAACAAGGTACACTGTGTCATCATCATAGAGCCTTTACCTTCCACATTAGATATACGGAAGTAATGTTTGATAGCATCCTTGATTATAATGCCATCCTCTTGCCGCCTAGAGTCCTCTACAAGCACTTCTACAGGTGCACTATTAGGAAACAAGGCTGAGAACAAACGTGGACTGATGGTCTGTTCTGCTTCAAGCGTAAGCGGTACATGAACTGCGTTCTGCCAAGGCTCACTTCGTTTAGGTGGCTCGTTGTTCCAATGGTCATATATCTGTCTTGCTTCATCAAACCTATCCTGCCAATGCTTCTCATACATTTCAAACTGACCTTTAACATAATCAACCATCGGGTCTTTATCTGTGGTTGAAGTCTCGGTTTGTTTTTTATGTGTCTTATTTACCATCACTTGTCTCCTTTAAATAAAGAATAGCTTTTCTTAAAGTATCTGGAGAGTCCTTTATAACTTCTTATTTTTTCACTAACCATATTGACCTTTATATGTAGTATTCTTAAGCTTATGTTGTGTAGGCCTTATGCGTTTGCCTGTAACCAAGGAATAGCCTGTGCGAGCCTGTGCTTCCTTGGCTGCATCCTTGGCTTTGTATCCTTGAGCTAATAATTGGTTATATATCTCTTTCACGGTCATTTTGATTTTAACCTACCCAGTACCTGTCTAACCACCTGATTGTACCTCTCATCGTCTCCTGTGCCTCTCCAAGCCCTAATAAAAGCATCATCATCACCTTGGCTCAATACATAGTCATATGCCAGCATTTCATCTGCCAGCTTGAGGTATTGAGTCTTCTCATCATCCGTTAGGTCTCCTGAGCCTCCATAGTCATATATAGGGCTATATCCCTCTTTCTCAGGTTCATTCCCATATTCAGCAAATCTATCCATCATAGGCCCATATACGTTATTAACGTACTCTATCATTTCAGGGCTTAATATCTTTCTCTTGGCATAATCCCTAGCCTTAGTACCTGTAATCTGTACAGGGCCATAAGCCGTTGAACCGCCTGGTGTATCTTTAGCTGTTGTCCTTATCCAAGGGTCATCAAAGGAACCTGTCTCTGCTTGGGAAATAGCATCGTATATCGTTAACTTTGGTACCGGCATTCTAAAATTGTCACGCTCGTTGCTCTGTAAGGTTGTGGTATGAGCCTGACTTGCGTGTAGTAGACTCAGGATACTTAGTATATGTACCACTATATGTAATTTCTTCCTCTTCTTCTTCCGCATTACTCATGAATCTTGGCTCAAAGTTATATATATAGCGAAGACAGTCCATAAAATGGTCATCTTTCTTTTTAACCTGGTCTTTTATACCCTGTTCTTCTTTATTTCTACGGTGTTCATCCCATAAATAGTGCTGGAACTCGTAGATTGTCTGTTTGCAGCTCTGAAACACCCGTAATTGCGGCTGAACCGTCTTTGAAAGGTGGTTATACATGGGCTTCAAGGCCTTACGTACCCTTGATTTCCCAAGTTGGGTGTCGGAATTTGCCCTTTCGCAGAAGATTCCGTGTCTCATGAACTCTTTTCTAACGTTGAAACCCCCAGCCATAGCGTTGTCTTTATCATTGTGCGGGTCTATCAGTCTTACACACGGCACTAAGCCGCCTTCCTGTGCGTGAATAGCGTTGGCTATGGAGACTAAGTCCATTCCACCAAGCCATAACTCATCATAAATCCAGTGGTTTTCCTGTGGGTCTACTGCAAACCACATAACTGCCGTTGGCGTACGCTCATGTGGGTCAATTGCCATGTATCTAGTCCAATGCTGTGGTATCTCAAAGTCATCTACCACATGGTCTTGAAGTGTAAACTCTTTATATACCAGCCCAGAGAGATGTAGAAAACGACCCTTTATGCGGGCTTCTTTCTCTTCCTCTGTTAACCCTGCTTCAAAGTCTTTAATGGCTTCCTCATCTAAATGAGGATTGTCCCGTATGTTTACGGTTACACAGTGGACGCGTTCCTTATCTGTGCTGGTATAAATGTCATCATATATCCAAGGTTGAGTGAGGGGTGTAAGAGTGAGCCAATTCCGACCACGGTAGTCTACTAACCCACGTAGGGTTGCTATGTATTTATCTCTTGGTGGAGGTTCATCAAACCATGCAACATGGCCTTTCCACCCCTCATATTGTTCTGTATTCTGTTCGTGTGATAAAATGTCAAAGACCGACCCGTTCTTTAATGACCACTTTACGGGGACTCCTATAGGATTTCGATATTTTTTAGCTACTAGCGACATGTCAAGCCATTCATCCAAAAAAGGGATAATAACTTCACCGACACCCTTCTGGAAATCTTTCGCTATGATTCGCCCTTTAATAGCCCCCGAGAATCTATTTTCCTTAGGATACCATTTTGGATACATGCCTGTCATATGAAACAGGAACTCCATACCCCCGCAAGTAGTCTTACCACTTCTGTTACCGCCAAATATCGCTCTAGTCTTGTGTGGTGCTGTGTGAAACTCTTCCTGCTTGTCGTACGGCAGGTAATACAACAGCTTCCTTGACTTTCGGTACGCTACCTCCTGCCCCATCAGTGCTAGGTAATTCTGTTGGTCCTCCCTTGACAGAGCGTTGAACTCCTCTTCCGACAAGTGCACTTCTTGCAAGGCTTCCGAGTCTTTTGAACTCATGAACTAATTCCTCTTTTGTTAAGTGATTAAAGTTTACTGAGTTGTTGGTTATCTCAACGCTTGGTCCAGCTTTACCCAGTGAGTTCATTATTTTGCAAATCTCTTTAGTCGTAGCTTCCGTTGGCTTAGCTTTTTTTAATTCTCTTAAGCGTTCATTTAATTTTATCATTGCTAATTTTTGATTATCTTTGTGGAGATGTTTTACTTTGGAGGCGTTACGGACATGCATCTTGCGGAGTTCTGAATAGAATAACTCGCCAACAGAACCGCTCTTAGCGGTATTTCCCGACATGAGCTCGTAGAGAGTCCATTCAGTCCACCCTATGGATTTGGCTATAGTCTTGACAGGGAGAGTCCCTTCCTCTATAAGTTCAAGAGCCTTCCAATGCTTCGGTGATAAAACAGTTGTCGCGTGCCTTGCCATAAGGTATACCTGAATGTACCATACATTTGTATGTAGTGTCAAGTGTTTTTAATAAATATTACTTTATTATGATTGATATTACTCGATATCTCCCGTTTCTCCGCTCTGAGGGGCCTAAAAGTTTTTCGGGGGGTTATATATATGCCGGGTG